GCCACATGCTTGGACTTTGGTGCTTCTGGCACGCCCTTGTCAATGATGGCGTCCAAGCTGCCGGAGACATGGCTTCCAAAGTCAACCCGATGCTGTGCAGACACCTTGCGGACATCCAGCCCAATGGCTCTGAGATCGCTGATGATGGTGGCTTCTTCGTTTTGCCCCCTGCGGAACAAGCGCAGAATCCGGCCTGGGAACTCAGGCTGTACCGCCCACCGGAACGACAACCACAGCCAGCGGTCACAGACATGGCCTAGTGTGCTAGCCCCAAGGTGTGGCCTTGGCTTCTCTGACTTTGACTCGTGGTGCTTATCAACCAACGCCTGAATGGTATTATCTGACTCGGGAATCTTCATTGGTTCTCTCCTTGATTGACATTTGCCCCGACCTTTAACAGTCGGGGCTTTTTTTTGCTTACTTCTTAGCCCAAGGTGGCGCTGCCTTGGCAGTTGGGGCTGATGCTGGTGCTGCTGTAGCGGCTGGCGCTACGCTCCCAGACACCGACTTGAAGCCCCGCACCTCGTTGCTTGCGCCATATTGCGCGTCTTGCTTGATGTCCAGCTTGATGCTGATCTGACCGCCGATTAGTTGATCAGTGTCGGCAACCTTTACCAAGCCAATCGCGCGCATGATCTCGCCAAGTTGCTGGCGTCCGATCTCCTCGGCCTTTGGGTTGGCGTTCTTGATGTTGAGATTGCCAAACACCACACGACCCTGATGGCTTGGGCCGGTGATGTCGTAGCGCAACTTGATGTACTGACCATTGCCAGCTTTCGTATCTTTCAACTCGGCTTGGCTGATGGTGCATGTGTACCAACCCACGGGCAGCGGTTCAAAGTTGCCAGCGTTGCCAACTGGCAACTCGTTAACGTCAAAAGTTTCTGTGAGAAAAGCCATGATAATTATTCCTTAATGGTGATTTTGAAAGAGGGACGGCCAGGCTTGGCCGTAATTGCACCAGCCAAATGCTTGGTGATGGATTCGTCTGCTGATTTCCAGAGCGTCAGGTTTAGCTCGGGCTTCCAGCGGAACAAGGTAGCCAGATGCTCAGTAAGTCCTGACTCAGTGGCTAGCATCTGCAACTTCTCCGAATCAACCTTGCGATCAATACGGCCTGAGATTTTGACCACATAGCCATCTGGCTCTGCTGTCTCCGTGGACTCAAAGGCATCAGGCAAGCGCAGGGCTTTGACAATCTGGTCTTCAATCTTGCGGCGCTCGACTACCGTGCGCTCCTCAAGAGTCTTGTAGCGCAACCAATCTGCGCTTAGGGTTTCTAGGTCGCTCATGCCTTACCCCCAATCTTGGCAATGATTGCCCCAAGATCAGGCGCTTCCCAAGCCTCCAGCTTGCCCGACCTATCCTTGGCAAACCACAGGCCATCGCTATCGCACATTAATGCACGCTGGGTCACGCCCTCGGCATCGCGCTCCACGCGCAGTGCCAGCACCTCATCAAAGAAGTAGGGCAGACCCTGCGTCAGGCTCTTGCCTGGCATGCCAGGGTTGTAGAGCATCTTGCCCATCTCGTCCGTAGACTTCTCCAACTTGGCGCTCATATAAACATGCTTGCCTGGCAAATCACGAAAGGCGCGGATCAACTCTTGCATAGTGGTGTTCATCTCGCCGTAGGCTGCGCGGCCATCTTTGGACTTCTTCATCTCAAAGGCCAGCACCACCTCGGCAACCTCGCTGATTGAGTCTAGCGCCACAGACTGAAAGCCCGAGGCTTCTTTAGACTCTTTGCACCATGTAAACGCCTCGCGCAAGTCCTCCATGCTAGCGATCTCGATGTAGGGCAGATCAGCGTCTTGGATAGACAGCAAGCCGCCCTCGGCACTCAGCACAATTACATTGGGCAGCGTCTTAACCAGCGTGGTCTTACCCGCACCGGCTTGCCCGTACACCAACAACTTCACTCCATTGGCGGTTAGACCACCTGTTGACTTCAGATTGATAGCCATCTTGGCTCTCCTTAATTTCACCCACTTCAGGAAATCTGTTCTGGGTGCGCTTGCACTGTAGCACAATTTAAAGCTATGATGTCAACATATTTTTTCAACAAAGGCAGAACACCATGAAAACCGAGGAAGCAATTGCCCATTACGGCACTCTCAAAAAGCTGGCTGATGCCTTGGGTGTTTGGCCTCAAGTGATCTACCAATGGGGCGACACCCCACCAATGGGTAGGCAGTACGAGCTAGAGGTTAAAACGGCTGGGGTTTTGAAGGCAGACAAGGTGGCAGCACATGGCTGACCCATTCAAAATTGATGGGCCAACTTGCATCAGCTTTTCTGGTGGCCGCACCAGCGCTTACATGCTTTGGCGGGTGCTACAGGCTCACCAGATGAGCTTGCCAGATGAGGCCATCGTTTGTTTTGCCAACACCGGCAAGGAGGATGAGGCTACCTTGAAGTTTGTGCGAGATTGCTCAGTCAATTGGAATGTGCCCATTGTTTGGCTTGAATGGCGAGACAATGATCTGGGTTATGAAGTTGTTAATTTTGATACGGCCAGTAGGAATGGCGAGCCGTTTCGAGACATGTGCATTAAGCGCAAGGCACTTCCAAACGGTTTTATGCGGTTTTGCACTGGTGAATTAAAAATTGATGTTGTACACAACTATCTTAAAGATAACGCCATTGGCAGCGAGCTTTCCCCCTGCGACCAAATGGTCGGTATTCGCGCAGATGAGCAACGCCGAGTCGCCAAAATGCGCGGTAGCTCGGGTGCTGCTAGGGGTAAAAAGTGGATTGGTGACTTTTTAACGCCACTTGCAAATGCAGGTGTTGTTGCGTCAATGGTTGGAGATTTTTGGGAATCACAGTCTTTTAATTTGGACACCCCAATGGTCAACGGGCGCAGCTTCCACTCTAATTGTGATTTGTGTTTCCACAAGCCTGTAGCTCAACTTCTCTCTTTAATTCAAGAAAAGCCAAGCAGGGCAACTTGGTGGGTAGAAATGGAACACTACGCAAAAGAAAACTTTAAGCCATCTGTAATTCACTTTTCAAGAGATCATCCAACTTACGAGAAGATGGCTGGATACGGTGAAAAGCAACGGGATATGTTTGATGCAAACGAAGAAGCCATTGCGTGCTTCTGTGGAGACTGAAATGAAACAACTTTTAGAAAAAGCAATTGAATTAGCAAGAGCCGGTTATTGGGATGCTGCCATTGACTTAATTGAAGAAGTTATTGCTTCTGTGGAGATTAAGAATGGCTGATCTCTCAAACATCCTAGGTGGCCCGTGGTCACCACCCCCAGAAAAGCTAGTCGCTCCACCCGAGGCGCAACTTATTGACGCCATGCGAGCTGCGGGGCTTGAACCACCAGATCAAATCCATTTCGACGGCAAGATTCACCGGTTTCGCTCCGGCACAAAGGGATCGCCAGGCCACGGTGACAAGCCTGGATGGTACTTGGTCTTTGGCGATGGCATTCCCGCTGGCCGCTTTGGGTGCTGGCGTGCGGGTATGGAGCAGACTTGGCGTGCAGATATAGGCCGAAAACTAAGCCAAACTGAGGAAATGTCACATGCCATGCGCTTGGCTGAGGCCAAAGCCTTGCGGGACGCCGCCATCGAGCGCCAGCATCAAGTCGCCAGTGAAACAGTCGAGAAAATCTGGACGGGCGCACAAGCAGCGCTTGCAGATCACCCCTACCTAGCCAAAAAGGGTATCGGCGTTCATGGCGCTCGTGCCACAGGCGATGGCCGCTTGGTTGTCCCCCTGTACGATGCAGATGGCTCATTGTCCAGCCTCCAGTATATAGACCACGAAGGCGGCAAGTTGTACCACTCCGGCGGTCAAACCGGCGGCAAATTCTGGCAGATAGGCTCATTAGATGAGCCTGGCACTCTGTACCTTGCCGAAGGCTTTGCCACTGCTGCCACTATTTATGAGACTACCAGCCGCCCTTGCGTCATTGCTTACAGCGCAAGCAGTTTAGTTCCAGTAACCGCCAGTTTGCGTCAGATGTATGGCGAAACTCAGGACATCGTTATCGTGGCAGACCATGACAAGCACGGCGTAGGCCAACGATATGCAGATCAAGCTAGCGCCAAGTTTGGGGCTAGAGTAGTTATGCCATCTTTAATAAGTAGGTCACGCAATGCCGACCTACTAACATAGGGTAAACCATCACGATCTTCAGCCCCTGATGACCACCAAGCACGCTCAATGGTACGCATGTTCTCATCATGTTTGGTGGGTTTTTTCTGGGGTTTGGCGTCATTATCTGCGATGGCAACGCATGTGGTGGCGGGGCTTCCGAATTTGCTGACGCCCATTTCCACGACTTCTAGCTTGAAGTGGATAACCTGGCCTTTGCTGGGGAGTTCCCGCTGTTTGGTTACGGTGACTGAGCGCACGCCTTCCCTTTCGGCTACCTCGATCTCGGTGTCGATGTGGGCGCGGATGCCTGACCAACCCCTTGCGCCTTTGGCTGCGTCCTTGCCGTTGTGGTGAATGATCATCAGGGCAGCGCCTGTTGCGGTGGCTACTTGGTCAAACCTTGCCATAACTGGCCCCATGTCCTCGCCGCTGTTCTCGTTTGCCCCTGCGCTCATTCTGGCTAGAGTATCGCCAATAATTAGGCGAACTGGCTTGCCTTTGATCTGCTCGATGGCCCTGACCAGCTCGATGACATCGTTGGCGTCTTGGTTGCCGGAGTGAAAATTCATGGGAACTGGCACCATGACTAGGTTCTCAAGGTTGCATTTGTGGTATTTCTTAATGGCTTGCATCCTTGAACGGATGCTGGCGGGGGCTTCGCTGGCTAGGTAAATGACTAGGCCGGAGTCGGTTTGTCTGCCGTAGCAGTCTGTGCCGGTGGCTATGGCAGTGGCGACTGACAGCGCCCAAAATGTCTTGCCTGAGGTACTGTCGCCGTAAACCACCACTGAGCTGGCAATGGTCATCAAACCCTCAACCAGCCCATCTGGAACCT